GAACGCCGTACACATTACACAATGCACGTCTGTCCATGTTTTCAGCGTTCAGTAGGTCTAAGTCAACGGGTGAAAGTCCTAACGGTACATAGTCTACCTTATAACCACTTGCTTCTATTTGGTTAACATTCTTTGCCCCTTGATTTCGTGCTAATGATTTGCGAATGTCTTGCGCCTCTTTAACTGACTGTAACGGATCGTATCTTTCATCCGCAACGAATAAAATACCTTTTGGCCCTCCGTTTTGGTAGTTACTTACCGCCGCTTGTTTACCCTCGTTACTTCGTGTTAATACCTTTGCCGCCGCTTGTAGTGGAGAAAGACCGTATAACTGCGAACCAACTATATTCCAATTAGGATTAAAGTATTTATCGTGTAGTATTTCACTAACTCCGAACTGTTGCAAGAACTGCAAGTATAATTGATAACCCGTTGGTAGGATAGGGAATACGTTTAAATCAGCCACAATGCTCATATACTGCGATGGCATTACCCATAATTCCAACGGTGCGCCTTTGTTTACGCCCATCGGTATCTGCTTACCATAAACGTAAGCATTGCCCGTAATTAGTTTAAATGCTGCGTATGCCTCAACAATATCGCCCCATGAATCGGTTGGGTTTGGATATTTCAATAACTCGGTAATTCTTCCACCCGTCTTTACGGGTTCTAGTGCTTTAGTGTGTAATTCAGCTAATTGTTTACCTGAAACATTTACATCCTTAGATTTTACTAAAGCGGTGTAACGCTTGTAGCTTGTTTCATCCACAACCTTGTATTCTTGCCAAGGTGCTTGTTTTACCTTATCGGTAATTAAACGAATGATTGAATAAACAATATCATTACCTGAATATCCGTCTTTAACTTGCGCTTCGCCATTCTGCCCTTGCCATGTAACCGTTCCACGAGTAATATCATTAGTACCTGAATTAACTGGAATTATTTGCGCTGTTCCTGATGGCTTATTGGCTGTTGTGCGGGGTAACGGTACGTTTTCAATCCGCTTTATGTCAAATCCGAATAATTTCATTTATGGGAAATTTAAAACAAAGTTAACCATTTATTTTAGGTACATCCCCAATTCAAAAGATACGGTTTTATCGGTGTATAATGAGGATAAGCTAATTCACCGTAAGGTTGTACTTCTATTTCGTGTACATTGAGTAGTGCGGATAGATAAGATTGATCGTGTCGGTCTGTTCTGAAGTCAGGTCGGCTGCTTCCATTGGTTGAATGGTGGAAACTATTATTTCGGCTTCCTTCAATCCATTGTCTAACGACTGTTTCGGTCTTAGGATGAGTAAAGTCAAACATAATACAACACGCCATAATTTGTTTGGCTTCTAGGTTCTGCAATCCCGTCTTAAGTACTGCGTAATCGCTTATCCAATGTTTAAGCGGATGTCCTTCGTTATCCCATGCCAATATCCCATGTTGGGAACATTTATCCCATAGTTCGTTCGGGTTCTTCATTATCCGCATAGTAGAATCACACCAAAGTATTCTAGTATATCCTTTCTCGTATGCTTCCCAGACGGCAAAGGGTTTGAACTGATAGGGCATATCCTTGTGTTGCCACGATACGCCGAACTCTTCGGTAATCGGCCAACCCTTATGTATCTTAACGCCTAGATACTCATCTACATACCCATCTACGCTTCTTATCATGTAATCGCCGTACCAATTACGGCCGTTGTTGGTAGATACCGCCGAACGGATAAGGTTTAACTGTGCTTGGTTGTAGTTTTCTCTGCCTTGACTTGCTACTGATACTAAGATTTCTTTCATATGTTAAAAAATAACTCTACGCCGTTAAAAGAGTGTACTATGTTTTGAAGTTCATGAACATATTTTATAGGAGCAGAAAGGCGAACCCCTTCGCTGCCGCTAAAATATAAATCACCGTCACTAGACATTTCAAAACAAGCGTTATAGTAATTATGGTTTTGCCATTCGGTATCAGATTGAATAAAACCGTTTTTTTCTAGCAACTCCTTTGTTATCCTAATTGGTTCTATTTTGTCAAAAACATTCAAGTTTGCAAAATCGTGCATGTTTATCGTGTAGTAAAGTTCTTTTTCTTTGTTCCAATATACTTTGTTGCCGATTCTTAAATTATTTGGGTGTATCATATTTATTGGTTTTAGTTACCTTCCCATTATTACGTTTTCCATACATTCATAAACCTTTGTTCTTAGGCCGTAAGATGCACAGTAGTCAATGATTTGGTTTCTTACCTCTCTAACGCTGTTGTGCTCAACACAAACCAACGAAGTGTGTTTTAGGTCAATTTGTTTCAGTACATCTAAATCTAAGCCCTCGCAATCAATCGTGATGAAGTCGTAAGTATCTACAATTTGCTCGTAAGTAATAGCCTTTACTTTGCACTTTGCAAATTGCGTACCAACCCATCGGTTAGTTTCCGATTGTACGGCGGTTGATAGTAACGAAGTATCTCCTTTGCCAATATGCTCTCCCATATCGTAGAAGTCAATCCTTCCTTTCTCGTTGGCTATAGCCACGTTTAAACATTCAACCAAGTTGTTATCCTTATAGAGTGCATTTAGCTTCTTAAACGCCGTTGGGGATGGTTCAACCAGTAACCCGCTCCATCCTAAATGCTCTAACAAATAACGGCTGTTACTGAATGTAACCCCATCATTCTCCCCAACGGATAATAAATGATGCGGCTTAGTACCGAAGTAGTTTACGATGTATTGCTGTTCATCGTTCTGGGAATATTTAATCATTTTCTAATGCTTTAGTGTTTTCAATAAGATTTGATTGATTATTTAAATTTTCTTTAGTGAAAACCATATTAGCGGTATTGGCAAACTTACCCTCGTTTAACTTTATACTTTTCTTGTCTAAATACATCCCGCTTTCTTCGTGGATGGCTTGTAAGCATCCTAGTGCAAATGCGTCAGTGTCTATATCGGCATCGTTAATTAGCCTTTTGTCTATTTTTATACTTATGTTCATGGCTTGATTGATTTGTATTGATAAAAATATAATGGTTTGTTAATTCGTACTTCGGTCTTTAATAGCTTCCCATCGTTCAACTTAGTTGCCCAGTCGTAATCCTCCCCCATCGTTACGTTAGGGAAAGGAACGGTTAACGCTATTGTACGGCGTATAGGGGTAATATGGTTGGGGTATCTAAGGTAGACTATCTTTCCTTTCTCGGTTGTGGCTATGTATGGGTATCCTATGCCCAACCTAAACTCGGTTCTATTCGCTCCGTCTGTTTCCATCCAACCGTTAAACGTAATACAATCGGGGTTGTGTTTAGCGGCAAGTAAAATATCTTCAATGTAGGTAGGTGCAACCATATCATCGTCATCAATAGCCACAATGTAATTTCCAACCGCTTGTTTGATTAATTCGTTGCGCTTCTTGCCCGTTGTTACTTGCCCATCATCGGCGTAAGTAAGTATTTCAATATCAGGGGTACGTTGCTTATTTAGTTCAGTCAGTAGTTTAGATAGTAAGCCCTTGCGCTTGTGGAGAGTGGGGATTAATATGCTTAAAACTATCATGTTTTGCTAATATACAGATTGAATCGGAAATCTCAAACTTTTTCTTTTTCGGTAAGTTCTTTCATCTTGGCGGTAAAACTTTTGTGTATACTCTAACTGTGCATCGGGTGTTTCACCCGTCCATGCGGGATGCAAGTGTTCAAATACTAATTCATTCAGGTATTTGTAACATCCTAACTGTTTAGCTACATCCATAGCTTCGTTATCGCACCATAAACTAGCGTAATCGGGATGGTAGATATAATTAAACCGCTTGTAATACTCATAGCCAATGATTGACATGGTAGGCAACAACTCGTTAACGTGTCCGTCTGGTAAGTGAAGGAATTCATCCATACCGCATTGAGCTATAACTTCATCAAACCCTCGCTTAGTAAATATTTGGTCATCGGAAAGATTAACAAGAATATCCCATCCGCTTTGCGGTACATCTCGGTTGATAGCGTCAATCTTTGATTTGGAAGTGCCAAAACAAACAGTAACCCACTTGTTTTTTTGTATTAGATTTAATTCACGACTGTTTATTGTAACAGAATCGTCTAAATCAACAGATAAAATCATTCTCCAT